GTGGTACATAAATGATACTGGTGGGTTGAGTATTGTACAAGTAAAAGCGATTGCAAAAGCATGGAAAGCAAAATATGACATTAAGGGATTGTACGTTGATTATTTACAATTAATGACGGGAAGCAGTAATAAAGGAAACCGTGAGCAAGAAATTAGTGAGATAAGCAGGGGATTAAAAGCATTGGCTAAGGAGTTGAATATTCCTGTAATAGCCTTATCGCAATTAAGTAGGGATGGCGACAAAAGACCAGTTGACCAAAGACGACCTAAATTAACAGATTTAAGAGAAAGTGGAGCAATAGAACAAGATGCAGACGTGGTAGTTTTTATATTTAGACCGTATGAAAGTGGCATAACACAAGATGATAATGCGCAATCTACTCTAAACGTTACTGAATTTATTATAGGCAAACAAAGAGATGGAGCTTGCACAACAATTTATGGTCAGTTTGAAGGACACGCCAACAGATTTAAGGACGAAAGACCAACAATTATTGAGCAACAACCTAAAAAATTAGCAAGACCAAGTTATTATTACGACAACAATGACGACAAAGATGTACCATTTTAAACCAAACCTAAATTTATGGAATACAAAGAATTTATTAAAACCAAACAAAAAACAGTAACAGAAAGTGGATTTGATGTTAAGGAACTTAATCCATTGTTATTTGACTTTCAAAAGTTTATTGTAACCAAAGCATTAAAAAAGGGCAAGTACGCCATCTTTGCCGATTGTGGATTGGGTAAAACTTTTATGCAACTTGAATGGGCAAACAAAGTAGCTCAATACACTAATAAGCTAGTATTGATACTTGCGCCATTAGCCGTTGTAGGTCAAACCATACAAGAGGGTAAAAGGTTTAATATCCCAATAGTTAAATATACTGGTGGGAACGAACCGATACAGATTACCAATTATGAGCAGTTGGATAATATTGACTGCGGTATTTTTAGCGGTATTGTGCTGGATGAAAGCAGTATTCTTAAAAACTTTGAGGGGTCAACCAAGAAAAGTATTATAACCAAGTTTAAAAAAACGCCATACAAATTAGCATGCACGGCAACTCCATCGCCTAACGACCCGATGGAACTGGGCAATCATAGCGAATTTTTGGACACTATGCCACGTAGTGAAATGTTGGCTATGTATTTTATACATGATGGTGGTGAAACAAGCAAATGGAAGTTAAAAGGTCATGCAGTTAACCGTTTTTATCAATGGGTTGGCACATGGGCGGTAATGCTTAACAATCCATGTGATATAGGTTTTAAAATGGACGGCTATAATCTGCCTAAATTGAACTTGATTGACGAAAAGATTATAACACCAAAAAAAGACAATGGGCAACTATTTAACGATGCTATAATTTCAGCTACTGATTTTAACCAAGAATTACGCAACACGCAATCATTAAGATTGGCTAAGGTAGTTGAAATAATCAACTCTAAGCTTGATGAAAACTTTATTATTTGGATAAAACACAATAGCGAGGGCGAAGTATTAAAGAAATTATTGCCTGAAGCTATTGAGGTAAAAGGTAGTGATAGCAATCAATGGAAAGAGGATAAATTATTGGGATTTGGCAACAATGAATTTAGGATATTAATTACCAAGACTAAAGTGGCAAGTTTTGGCATGAACTATCAAAACTGCCGCAATCAAATATTTGCCAGCTTAGATTTCAGCTTTGAGGGATTGTACCAATCAATCCGCAGGTCATACCGATTTGGGCAAAAAAACGAAGTTAACATTTATTTAATAACCACTGATACAATGGCTAATGTAAAACAGTCCATTGAAAACAAACAAACCCAATTTATTAACATGCAAGACCAAATGAGCAAATCAATTAATGTTGACCTTGAGCAAGTTGAAACCGAAATAAACACAGCAAGGGTAAAAAATGAATGGTATGATATTCAATGTGGCGACAGTTGCCAGTTAATTAAGCAAGTACCTGATGAAACAATTGGGTTTAGCATATTTTCGCCTCCATTTGCTGAATTGTACACTTACTCCAGCCACATAGAAGATATGGGCAACTCAAAGGATTACAAGCAATTTTTACAACATTTTGGCTATTTGATAAAGGATTTGTACCGAATTATGCAATCGGGTAGGAATGTTGCGGTTCATTGCATGGATTTACCTATACAAAAAGGCAAAGAGGGCGTAATAGGGTTAAGGGATTTTAGCGGTATGATTTTGAGTGCTTTTGAACAAGCAGGTTTTCAATATCATTCAAGGGTAACAATTTGGAAAGACCCAGTGGTGGAAATGCAAAGAACAAAAGCATTGGGATTGCTACACAAACAAGTAAAAAAGGATAGCACTATGAGCAGGGTTGGAATACCTGATTATCTAATGATATTTAGGAAAGATGGCGAGCGAGCAAACCCAGTAAAATGCGATATACCTGTTGATTTGTGGCAAAAATACGCCAGTCCTGTATGGATGGATATTGATTATGGTAATACGCTTCAATATAGGTCAGCAAGGGAAGATAAAGATGAAAAGCATATATGCCCTTTGCAGCTTGACACCATTGAACGTGCGATACACTTGTACTCAAACAAAGGCGATATTGTTTACACTCCGTTTTTAGGTATTGGTAGCGAGTTGTATAAAGCCGTAGAAATGGGGCGCAAAGGGTTAGGTAGCGAATTAAAGGAAAGCTATTTTAACTTAGCATCTAAGAACCTTGCTAGTGTTGTAGAAAGTAAAAAACAAACTCAACTATTTTAACTATGACTAACTCAACAGCTTTAAAGAAAAGGGTATTGAAAAGAATTGAAGATTTGGAAGCATCTGTACGTTATAAAAATGCGTATGTGGTGAAAGATTGGAAACCATTAGGTGTGCCATTGCCAAATGTTAAAACGCTAAATAAACCGCACGTAGGTTTTGTAAAACCCGAAAAGGAAGAAAAGCCAGTAAAGCCGAATATGCACAACAAGAACCGACCTAAAACCATGAAAGGGAAGAAGTGGAGCATAGACGAGGATGGGTTTAAACTTTGCCGAGGTGAGTGCCAACAAAAGAAACACATTAATGACTTTTACACAAAACCAAATGGCTATTCTTATGCTTATTGCAGGGAATGTGAGAAATTAAGACACGCTAACCGAAGAAAAAAATCTATATGAACGACAAGGAAAAAGAATTTTGGAACATTGTTTACGATTTGTGCGACAAGTATAAATACGATGTAAATATGCTATCTAGTACAAAAAGAATAGGCGGAAATCAACAAAAAATCAAAGAAAACTATACAAGGAAACGAATTTTTACCGATATTTACCATACAAATAAGTTTCGCTATCAAGACATTGCAAAATACATTGGCATTGGTATCACCAACATACAACAAGCAGTTTACTCTTTAAGGAAAAGATAATGTTTAACCCTCAACCCAAACCCACGAAATCGCCTAAGAAAAAAGCAGAACCTATTAGGAAAATTAGTCCTAAGCAAGCATCTATTAACGCTAAAATATCACAATGTTATGCAAGCATAGATAGGGGGAAAATGTGTCAAGGGTGCATGAAAAAACCGTGGCAAGATAGGGCGCACATTGTCAGTCAAAAACATTGCATGGAGTTGGGTAAGGAATATTTGAGGTACGATGCTAAGAATATCTTGTTGTTGTGTAGAGATTGCCACGACATTTTAGACAAAGGTAGCGTACAAGACAAAGAGCAATTATTAGTGTTTGATTACATTATGAACGTATTAAAGGCACACGATTACCAAAGGTACATGAGGATAGTAGTTGAAATAGAACAAAGAACATTGAAATCATTTAACCATATAAGCAAAGCATTATGAGCAAGCAAAAGAAAGATTACAAAATTGATTATGATTTTTTTAAAGAAAACATTGGTAATTATGACAAATTTGTTGTTGTATATAAGATACCCAAAAGTGATTTTTTTGAACTGCGTTGGTTTTGCGTAATTGATGTAACCGTAAGTGAGTTAAATGATTTATTAACCCAATTACAAGAATTTGCCAACAACAACGGATATGAAAGTATTTACGATATAGACGTTGACCAAAGTAAAAAATTACCAATTGAATTAACTTTTGAAATGTTTAAACAAATACCCGAAATGTACATATCTACTATATTTTTCAATTCTTAAAAGGCAAAGCATTATGACATTTAACGAACTAAAAGAACAAACCGTAAAACAACTATTGGAAAATGAAATGTTGTTACAAGAAGCAATGGAGGCAATTGATTTATACTTAAACGCTGG